GTTATTGTAAACCTCTTAGTTATATTTCACTTCCTTATATTTGGAAGTTTCTATTACTGTGAATATATAGAGTTCACTTTAACTATATTTTAATAAAACAATAAAAAATAAAAATAAAAATCTATTATATATCATTATATATACAAGTTGTTTAGGGACTCTGAACCCTTAATCTTCGTAAAGAAACTTATTCATATTCGAGTATTTTTTAACGTGCTAGTTATTAATACTCCTACAATATATTATATAGCCGCTTATATTGACGCTACAGTCTATAAGTTTAATATTTGTAGTTATTCTTTACCGGACAGAGGAGCCTGTTCGCAACCCATCTTGGTACTTAACTGTATCCGGATAAGACTCTCCACCAGTGAAAAAGCTGTTCTCTTAATACCCCAAAAAATCTAAAATTCTCTCAACTATGGCTACTATTAACGAAAATACGATTTTACGAAGTCCAGAGCGCCTGGCACACGAAGTGGAAGCCCCACAAAACCCTTATGTTAAATCTCAATATCACAGTATTGAGTATCAACTTAAGAATCGATTAGATTCTCTTCCTTTGGAAGTTTACTTAAACGTCCACTCACATCTTGATAGATATAAACCTGACGTTGATATATTATACAATCCTTATCTTGGTATAACCACTGATAAGATGTCAACTGTATTAACAATAAATAATGTTTATCTTTCTAAAATTAGTCTTGATGATAATGACTATCCTTTAAAGGTTCGTAATAATCTTTTTAGAATGGTCTCGCGGTACCCCATGGATAATGTCACCAGTGATGCTAACCAAGAACTTATATTCATCAGTATGCTTTTTGAAGAAGGTGTGAAGAGATATGTTCACCTTGAAGAGTTAAGGAAACATGCCGCCGCTGTTACTCAACGGCGCCAAGATTCTATTAATTACGAATACGCTTTCTATGAATATGATCAATATCTTATAAGTATTGGTGAAAAACCTTTTTTAGAACAGTGTAATCATTCTGAACCTACCAGTTCGGATGATTTTGAACATTACAATTATTATCGCAAACCTTATACTTGCCGATTTAATAATACAAAGAATTTGTTCAATGATGTTATTATAGATAAATGTCATTCAAGCAGATTTAAATATATTCGTTCTCTTCCTCGTTCATTGTACATTAAGAATAAAAAAAAAAATAAAAAAAAAAATAAAAAATTCAATTTGAAATATTGTCAAGTACAAACCGATACAGAAGATCAAAATGCTTATGATCGATTTTTTAAAAAATATATGCTCGGTTTATTGGACAAACGTCTGTACCATATGGTTAAAGATTTGGATGTGGATTATGTCCCCAAACTAATTGATGACGTTGTCACTTTTGTACAAATGGCAACAATGAAAGTTGAAAATATGAGTTTCTTTGAAGTTATATATTTAGCTACTCGTGTATTCTTTAAGAGCCGTTATAACGAATCTACAGGGAAACTTTTATTTCAACGACTTATACCGTATATAACTGAAATGTTTTCAGGCCTTACACCTCAAGGGGATTTCTTTGAAACCTCACGTAATTTCTTGAATTCATACAAAAATATCAATGAAAGTCCTATCGTAGTAAAATTATATAAGTGTTGTACCTATTTAATGACCATGACGATTTTCGAGAAAATCGGTATAACGTTTGATAAAATGGGTTACACCAAAATGGAAGAAGTTACGATGAAAAAGAAATTTCACAAGAAGAGTGATTTTGTTTATGTACTTTGTGATACTATTTTATTTGTCCTAGAAAGAGGTTATCAAGTTTATATTACAGGTGACATCTCTTGCTTGTTCCACTCAGGTGGCACTTATAAGCAATTGTATGAGGATTGTAGAATTTTGCAACGTCAAAATGCGCAATTACACAATCCTGAAGCTTGTGGTTTTACTGAATCAGATTTTCGAAATCGTTTGGATAATGTGATCGAAAAATTGCAAAATATAAGTAAACATTCTTTTCGATTAGAAAGTGCCGATGTTAAAATCGTCAAGATTACACTTGATGATATGTTGATGATGCGCGATGATTTAAATACTAAATCAGCCGCGCGTCAGAATAGACGAGCACCTTTTGGTTTACTCATATTTGGTGATTCTGGCATAGGTAAAACAACTATCACAAGTATGTTGTGTACTTTCTTTGCTAAACATGAAGGTTTACCTTCTGGACCCGAATTCCGATATACAGTTAATCCTGCTGCAAAATATTGGGATGGTTTTTTAACATCCCAACATACTGTCATTTTAGATGATATTGCAAGCGAATCTCCAGATCTTGGGGATCCTGGTTCTCTAAATGTTGTTATTCAAACAATGAATAACCAGGCTTTTTGTCCAGATCAAGCATCTCTCGATATGAAAGGTACAACACCTTTTCGAGGTAAACTCGTGGTAGCTACGACAAATGTAAAAAATTTAAATGCTTATCACTACTTCTCTTGTCCATCTGCGGTACAACGCAGGTTTCCTTTTATTATTACACCTGTGGTAAGGAAGGAATTTTTAGATGAAAGAGGGATGCTCAATTCAGAAAAAGTACCTACAGACCAACCTTATCCAGACCTTTGGTTATTTAAAGTTGAATTGGTACGTCCAGTACCCATAGAAAATGGTAAACATTATGCTAAAGTTGAGGTTGTCCTTGAGAATGCAAATATCACAGATTTATTATTGTGGATGCACAAGGCCATTGTCAAATTCAACTCAGATCAATTACGAGTGGAAAATTGCAATACTCTGATGTTATCAACAGAATTGTGTTTATGTTGCAATTTACCCGACACTTTATGTCCCGTTCGACCGCAAGGTTCTGTTGAGTCTGCACATGCGATTATATATTTCTTTTGTGGAATGTATGTTTTCATAAGTTTTGTTGGTTATATTGTTCGTAAAATTATTGAACGACCCGATATTCAACGTGTCAGATTATTTATTTCTTACTACACGACTATGAAACGTAATATTGAATTGTACAACGTGAAGAAAAATCAAATTGTACAAAAACTTACGGATCCTCAAATGTGGTTTAATATTGGAGAAAGAATGAAGGAGGGTTTAAAACAACCTAAAGTTTTTGCTACTCTTGCTATAATGCTAGCATCATATATTTCAATGTACAAGATGTATAATAAGTTATCACCTCAAGGTGATGTTTCATCCGATATTGGTACACGCCCAATAGCTGAAGTAAACGGACGTGAGAATGTTTGGTATAATAACAGTTTTGATGTTACTACAGCGAATTTTACTCGTGAAAGTGCCTCATCTAAAAGTGTACAATTTTCCGATTTTTGCAGCAAAATTAGCGATAACGTAAGTTATATCGCCATTAAAAGTGAGAAAACGGGTAAAACTAATAAGGGTCGCATGCTTGCATTAGGAGGACACATATATATAACCAATAATCATAATGTTCCTGATTTGACAAATGGTGGATACATCAATATAGTATTTACTCATGCTAAAGGTGTTAATTCTAATGCTGACTTTTGCATTAGTGAAAGTGATATACATCGTGTACCTAACCACGATCTTGCTTTCCTGACTTTACGATCTCTTCCACCTAAGAAGAAAATAGTACACTATATACAGCGTGGGAAAGCTGATGGTATTTTTAACGGTGCTTATGCTACTAAATCCAAACTTGGACAAAGTGTAGTTAATCCAGTTAAGAAAATTCAATTACTACCTAAACGCAAATTTACATATAAAGATTTGAATATCGAAGCAAATCATGCTGTTTGGGTTGGTAAAAGTGATGATACTACTGTAGCCGGAGATTGTGGTGCACCACTCGTTATACAAAGTTCATTTGGATATTGTATAGTTGGATTACACTTTCTTGCTAATGAAATTGTTAAGGGAGAAATATATGCCACTCACTTAGATGGTAATTTTATTGAGCAAATTTACAATAAGTTGGACCAATTTAATGTATCATCAGGGAATTTTTCTAGGGTTTCTAGTAAAAGTAAACAACGAAAAGTCACAGAATTGCACAAAAAATCTGTCTTTCGTTATATAGAGAGTGGTGACATAAATGTGTATGGTTCATTTACTGATTTCCGTGGTAAAAGTAATTCCAGTGTTATTAAAACACCTATGAGTTCTTTCCTTACAAACGAGGGTTACAAGGTGAATTTCACCAAGCCCGAGATGAAATCATGGGTGCCGTGGCACATTGCAGCTAAAGATTTAGTCAAACCTATAGGTACTCTTGATACAGGTGTTTTAGAATACTGTGCTAAGAGTTATGTTGAGGATGTCCTTGAAAACATGGATGAATCTAAAATAAGTGAGATGTTGCATATTTTAGATGATTTCACTGCTATAAATGGAGCCCAAGTTGCTTATATTGATAAAATAAATCGTAATACTAGTGCTGGTAACCCATGGAAGATGAGTAAAAAATTTTTTATGGAAACTATTCCTCCCGCTCATGGTATGCTGGATCCAGTTAAGGTGGATCCCGAAATTATGGATAGGGTTGATGAAATTATTTTAACTTATCGTAATAATGAGCAAGCTCATCCTAACTTTTGCGCCCATTTAAAAGATGAGCCTGTCTCATTTGAAAAGGCCAAGGTTGGTAAAACACGTGTGTTTACTGGTGCTCCATTTGATTGGACTATTGTTGTTCGTAAATATTTGTTAAGTTTCACACGTCTTTTGCAAAATGAAAGGCTGGCCTTTGAGGCTGCGCCTGGAACTATTGCGCAATCTGTTGAATGGCAAGAGATGTATGATTATGTTGTAAAGCATGGCGAAGATAATATTGTTGCCGGTGATTATAAGGCTTTTGATAAAAAGATGAGTCCAAAAGAGATATTGTTAGCTTTTGATATTATCATATTTTTCCTCAAATTGTCCGAAAATTACACTGAAGAGGATATCCGAATTGTAAGATGTATAGCAGAAGATACAGCTTTTGCCGTCGTAGACTATAATGGAGATCTAGTACAATTGTACGGTTCTAATCCATCCGGTAATCCACTCACAGTTATATTAAATGGGATTGTCAATAGTATCCGTATGCGATATGTGTATTATATGTTGAGTCCAGACAAAACGTTGATTGATTTTAAAGAAAATGTGAGTCTTATGACCTATGGTGATGATAATATTATGTCTGTGAACGATAATGCCAAATGGTTCAATCACACTGCAATAGCAGATATGTTTGCAGAATTAGATATTGTTTACACCATGGCTGATAAAGAAGCTAAAAGTGTTCCTTTTATAAATATAAAAGATGCTTCTTTCTTGAAAAGAACATGGAGATTCGAAGAAAGATTGGGGTGTATGGTTGCACCATTAGATCATGACTCGATAGAAAAAATGTTGATGGTTTGGAATAGATCTAAATCTGTTACAGCGGAGGCTCAGGGTATATCTGTTATATCTACAGCCTTACGAGAATATTTCTTTTATGGTGAAGATGTGTTCAATGTAAAACTATCAATGTTTAAACAACTCGTAAAGGATCTCGAATGGGATATATGGGTTGAAGAAAGCACGTTTCCCTCCTTCGGGGAATTGTGTGACTCTTTCAAGAGAAGTTCACGTCATTGTGATTCTTTTGAAATTTACTTCCCTGTGGGAGTATAATTACGAAGGACAGACTATTTGTTCAATTCATGTCTGTATAAATGTACAAAGTAATGTCCTCTTTGTGTAGTAAAAAAGAATTGTCGAACTCACAAGTGTAGCACTTGTGTCTGTACGGAAGCTTCATTCAATGCGTTCTTGTAAATATCGTAGCGAGAGAATGGAGTGTGAATCTTATGACTGTAAGATTACATTAGTGGTAAAGGTACAGGACAGTTTGTCTAAAAATTTATGTTGAATGTCAAAATACAAAATAAAAATAAAAATCTTCAAATGTTTAATTGTTTGTCGGGATATAGTAGAGTCCCATGTAAAAACTCTACAAGCGATAGCGGCTTTGACAGCTATATTGGTGAACATGTTTCAAATGTTCACTTAAAGGTCCAAGGGGACGATGGTATTGATACAGATCCATCGACTACAGCTGATGAAACTGTAGAACAAAATGTTGGATTCTCGGATCCCCCAAATAATGTCATATCAGCCATACCCCATCCGATGGCTTATTTGAAAGTGGATTCCTCTCAGAATATAGATTTGGGATCTTTCTTACAACGACCAGTCCAGATATATCAAAAAACCTGGGCAGTTGGTAATACTATTGATGCCGCTAGTGATAAATTCACCCCCTGGCATTTATATTTCAATAAAGCTTCCATAAAGAAGAAATTGGATAATTATTATATGGTCAGATGTAATCTTCATTTAAAATTTGTTATCAATGCGTCTCCGTTTTTCTATGGTTGTGTTTTAGCGTCTTACCAGCCGATGACGAATTTTAATCCCGCTCCAATTGTTTTGTCTGCTTCGAGACGCCTAGAAAATATTCCTTTGTCTCAGAGACCACATATCTATTTGTACCCACAGAATAGTCAGGGTGGTGAAATGGTTTTGCCTTTTTTATATCATAAAAATTGGTTGAACGCTACTTCCTCATCTGATTTGACAAGTATGGGTCTTATTTATTTAAACAGTTTCAATGAATTGAAAAACGCTAATGGAGTCGTGAGTGATAATATTGATATCACTGTCTACGCTTGGGCTGAAGACATTGAAGTTGCTGGACCTACACCAACTTTGGCTGTTCAAGGTAAAACGAAATCTAAAGATGAGTATTCCCATGCTGGAGCTGTTTCAAGGCCCGCATCTGCTATAGCGCGAGCTGCTGGCAGATTGTCAGGGTTGCCTGTCATAGGTGAATTTGCTACTGCAACTTCGTATGCAGCTGGTGCTATAGCCGACATCGCTTCTTTGTTTGGTTATACTGATGTTCCAGTTATTGATGATGTCCATGCATTTCAACCTAAAGCATTTCCAAATTTGGCAGCCACTGACATAGGTACACCAATTGAAAAGTTAACCCTAGATTCTAAGAATGAACTAAGTATTGATCCTAAGATTGCTGGAGCAGACGTTGATGATGAACTAATGATATCGTCGTTCGTCGGTCGAGAGTCTTTTATATTTAATACCCCGTGGTCAGCAACTTCGGCGACCAATGTTGGCCTTTTTAATTGTAAAGTCACACCACAGTTGGGTGCTTTAGAGACTATCACTGGCGCAACTGTTCTTTATAATACTCCAATGGCTCATGTGGCACGATGTTTCCGATATTGGCGTGGTGATATTATTTTTCGTTTTAAATTTATCTGTTCAAAATATCATCGTGGCAGAGTAAGAATCAATTGGTCACCTTTCGGTGATATTGGAACAAGTGGTGATTATACAACAGAAACGTATACGCGTGTTATAGATATAACAGAAGAAAATGATGTTGAGTTTGTTGTGCCATACACACAACCAACATCGTTCCTTAAAATCACTCCAGATGATTTTGAACAATTCTCGGTCTCTTCAACTAATATCAGTAATGTTGGTGTTCGTTATAATGGTATAATTACTATGAGGGTTTTGAGTCAACAAACAAGCCCTGTCACTAGTGCAGATATCGATGTACTCGTCTTTGTGCGGGGAGCTGATAATCTTGAATTTGCCGGACCAGTGGATATATCCTCCAAATATAGTCCGTATGTTGTCCAAGGAGACTGTTATGATGCAGATGGTGCACAGTATAATCTGGGAACTAAACCATCCATGGCCGATCCCAATATTAATTTAATTTACATGGGTGAGACAGTATCCTCATTAAGAACATTGATGCGGAGAAAATGTAGATACTGGCGATTAACACGCGATCAAGTTCTAACCGTGGATTCACGTTGTGTATTCTATTCGGATTTGGGAAGACTTCCTATGTACCCTGGTTTTGATCAAGATGGTCTGAACGTGGCTGTGGGTATTGTTTCTGCAGTAAATACACCGTACAATTTTGTGGCATGGAACTATACAACATGGTTCACACAATGTTTTGTTGGACAAAGGGGATCATATAATTATATTATTCATCCCTATACACCCACGGATGTACTTGCACTTGAGGTGTCGCGTTCTGAAGGCTTACATACAGCTTCTACGGATAATTTAGTTCGCCAACATCAAGCAATTGTGGATACTGTAGCTTTTGAACGTGATTTCACTAATACATCAGTGTATAGCATGGGGATGTCTGGCACTAACTTGATTTCTCAGAAAAATCTTGCTGGAGCAACTGTATCATTACCTATGTATAGTCGTTTTAAGTTCCTGAGTAATAATGTGTTAACACGCACAAAAGGTTCTTCGGTTGACGATACAGATACTGACAGTTTTAGAACCTCCGCTCTTGTTGAGTTTATTGGAGGATCTTCAGCAGATTTGCAATTTACTCAGGACATGTATGTATCGTGCGGCACGGATTTCTCACTGGTGTTCTTTTTGAATGTCCCTGTGTTGTATTCCTATAGTGTCATACCCACAGCTGGGTAAATAGTTTCTATGTTCTACAAAGACATAGGGGGAGTAAACCCTTAAAAATCCCGGCGTATCATTCGGGTGGCTTTTATGTCAGAATGATACACAATGGTGAAGAAACCATTTTAAAAAATTCTTCAAACATAGTTTCTATGTTCTATAAAGACATAGGGGGAGTAAACCTTTTAAATCCTGGTGTATCACCCAGATGACTCCCATATCAGAGTGATACATAATGGCGAAGAAACCATTTAAAAAATTCTTCTTAAAACATGATGGTCGATGTCATGTCTTGCCCCTTTGGGCAAGTTTGAGCTTCAAGCTAATCTGAACCCGCTATTAATATATTAATTGCTTCAAAGTTATTTTTGTAACATTACCCAGATTCACGCTTGTGAGTTCTGGCTAGTGCGAAATTTTTGTAACTAGGAAGTTGACGGTTTTCAGATTAGC